TGAACATGACAAGACCATGTGATTTACCGCCAGGAACAACAGTCAATCTTTTGAAGATATCGTCATTGAATTTGTATGAATAAACCTTGCTCATATTGAGTTCACCAGTTTTTGCAACAGATGCTCGTTTCATTTGATCTGCGTTTTTACGGAGTTCAAATTCTTTAACAAGATAAGAAACTACTTTTCCTGATTTTGCACGGAACTGATTGAATGTTGCAGGATTAGCATCATGACACCAAATGCTCTTTTTGTGTCTTTCAATGATATGCTTGAATGGCACAATAATTTTTTTCAGATCAATATTCTCAGGAATGTTTCCATAAACATAATCAGCACCATTGGCATTGATTAGTTCTTTCTCGTTTTTACGGAATGCATCATCGGTATGAGATTTAAATTCATTATCAATATTATTATCTTCAGAATTTTTACCACTCTCATCTTCAGATTCTTCATCTTCAGCTTTTTCATTTTCTGGTGAAGCATCGACACTGTTTGATTCTTCTTCACTTTCAGATTCTTCAGAATCATCCCAATCATCATAATCAAAAGAATCATCTGAATCGGTTTCATCAGACCATTCTTCGCTTTCTTCTCCTTCACCATCAGAGGCTCGTTTTTCCTGTTGTTTTTTCTTTTCTTGACGATACATCTCCATGATCTTTTGTGAAAGAACAACAACCTCTTCAAATGTTTCTAGTTCTTCCATTTCACGGACAATAACCATTTCTTCAGCATTGAACTTAATGCCTTGAGATGCACCAACTTTGAAATGCATATTCAGGCGATCTAGAATGTTCATGGCATTCAGATCAACACCTTTGGTTTGAAAGAAATTGCGGGAAACAAGTTCACGATAGGCTTTTGAGAAAGAAGCACGAAGGCCAGGATACTTGCGTTTGATTAGTTTTTCAATTCGTGCATCTTCTACAACATTAAGAATAGACCTAGGAATTTTAAGATCGATAATCGAATCGTGCCAACCTTCTGCTGGTGTATTCAATGCATGACCAACTTCATGACCAATGAAAAGGTCATACAGTTCAGGAGTTAATTCATCCTTGAGGATAGGAACAACAAGCTTGCGTTCCTTTGTATTGAAATATGCGGTAGGAACATTTTTATGTTCAACAATCAGGTTTTCTGTCGCCAGAAGTTTAGCGAGTTGAGTTTTGGATTCTTGAGTTGTTAACATTTTGATATCTCTCTATTGAAGATAAGACATTATCTCACAAAACAAACCATTTGTCAATAGCAAACCTGATTGTTGTTTTTTATGCAACAGCACTTATCACAACGACATTACCAGCTTCGTCTACTTTTAGGTCAAAGTTTATTTCTGTACCTTCGCCCCATCCAAGTTCCTGTAGCATTTGATCTGGAAATTCTATGTATACATCTCCACTACCATCGTTACAATCTTTTACTGTCGTGGTATATACTTTTGGATTATCCATTTGCGACCTTTTGTTTTAGTTCTTCATAATAATCTAAATCTTTTTGCCACTTTGACATAACAGCCCACTTCTTTACAATTTCTTCGATTTCTGCCAAGGCTTCGATTTGTTGGTCTGCGATTGTTTTGGTTTCCATGTAATTCTCCTTAATGATAAAAGTCACTTCGATCAGTCATAAAAATCATTTTCTCTTTTTTCTTTTGAGCCATAATTTCAACCATTTCTACAAAGGTATCATATTCCTCCTGTGACATTTCTTCAATCATTTCTCCCATTTCTTCAAGTAGAATAAGTTCTTCATCGGTGAAGTTCTCAAGCTCATTCAAATTTAAGTCCAACATAGCCGTTGTTCCTTTCATCATAAATTGTAGACAAACGATTTTTTGCAAGTTCAAAAACTTCAGGAACAATTTCTGCTCCAGTCCATTTTCTACTAGCATAAACACATGCTTCTGCGGTACTACCCGATCCCATGAATGGATCAAAGATTAATTCACCAGGATTTGTGTATGCATCAATAAAATGATTCAATAATTCGGTAGGATAGTTGTCAACATAGGTTTTATATGGTTTGACAGGATGTTCTAACACATCAGGAATAGCAAGGTCACTAAATTCCTCCCGAGAAAACTGTTTTCCGGGGCGCTTGAAGGTTAAAACAAAGGAGTAGTTAAAACGATATAGATTAGCTGCCTTTGATCTGACCCATATTTTTTGACTTTTATGTACCCATCCCAATTCTTCCATTGTTTGGGTCACAAAGGTGTGCTTTTTGATGATTTTTCCACCAGATTTTCGATCTCTGAGAACAATTGTAACGACATTATTGATTGGTTTGAGTTTGGAGAAGGTGTCATACATCAAATTTTCCCATTTTCTCATGGTTTCATCTGGATTTTCACCAATTTCATCAAAATCCGGGGGTGATGTAATGACATAGTGATACTGGAGACCCCGATCCAGGGTCTTTAAGCAGTCCTCATTATATAAAACACATTCATCCATAGGTGCGAACATCAATTTTCTCCTTATGTTTCACTTTTCGGGTATATCGTACATCGATTGTATGTTTTTGTGGGGCAGGAATAGGTGTACGACAGATCGGCTTTGGTATTTTCACATGTATCTTCATTTTATCGCCTCATTCTGGCAATATCTTTTGCTTCGGTATCATTAAAAACAGGAACAGCGTTAGACTTGTGCAAAGTACCAACACCTAGCATTTTGTCGCCAGTGTATTGTGTAACTTTATCTTTTCTGTTCCAGTTTGCAACCTGTACGCCTGTGTCTACTGAAGGATATTGCTTAGGATTTCGTTCCGCAGGGATAACAAGCTTAGGCATTTTGTTGCTAGTTTTGAAAGTTGATTTTGTTATCTTAGTAACTTTTGGTGAAGTACCAATACCAACTTTACGGCACCACGCATCATACTCAGCTTGTTGCACTTTTGTCAACTTCTTTGATTTTGATTTGCGAATGTAGCCATAAACTATCATAATGATGTCCTCAATTAATGAGACTATATTATATCAAGCTAGGAACGAATTGTCAAGGATTATTTTGTTTCAATATTTGTAATGACGATCATCATCTTCATGGCGGTTTTCATATTCCCATTGCCTTAGCTTTTTCTTAACTTCACCATGCTCTTTGGATTTGCGTTTCTTTCTTGAACTTTTAGCAAATTCAAAATCGTCACCGTAATCATTATTTTTACGGAATTTACCAGCAAACTTAGTCATTTGATTTTATGAACTCCATTATTTCATTAGTAGGAACTTGATGCCTTTCATTTTACCTTCAGGCGAGGTTTCTTTATCTCCGTTTTTAGATATAAAGATTATTTCGGAATAAGGATAGCACATTTGCACTATCTTGAGTAATTGACATGCAGTACCGTCAGCATCATTATACATAAAAACTTCATCCACAAATTTTAAGTGTTTGACGATCTCTGATCGAGAGTTGTAGTTTTGAATAAAGCCTTTGTCATACTTTGTTAGGTAAATATCGGAGTGTACGCCGACAATTAACCAATCGCCTTTTGATTTAGCTTTTTTTAAAAAATTGATATCTGATAATTCTATAGGATCAAACGCACCAATTGTTACTATTATTTTTTCTTTTCTTAACTTCATGGTAACATGTTAGGAAAACACTCCTTGACAAAATTATAAGTTAGTCCTTTTACACCTAAGTCTTTTCTCATTATTCCTATAATAACTTCTGATTCTCTTGGTTCTAAAGATTCTAAAAGTTGAATCAATAATTCATTTTTTCTTTGCTCATTCAAACTCAATGATGTTGGATGTCCTTCCTGAAACAGATAGATTCTTCGCAATTCCGTCCCGAGATGAGCAAAAGAAACTCCAGGTAAAGTATCAGGAACTTTATAATTATCCGGTACTTCTTTTACTGTCCATTTATAATCTGGATGAAATGCATATTCTAATACTTTTACAAAAGTAGGAGAAAGATTTTGCTCTATTACTTTTTTTCTATCTGCTTTTGTTTTGGCTTCTTCAAATTCATCAAATATTTCATATATATTTTTCATTAAAATTCCTCAATTACATCCATCAAGTTTTTTAGTCTATATTCAATAAAGTAATTTAATAACTTACTTCTTGAGGCTGGTTTTGTTTCTTCATAAGTATTTATGATTTTTTCTTTTATATCGCCTGGTATAAGTCTCAGATCAATCAATAGTTGATTTCTAGTGAAGCCAGTATTTGCAGTGGATTCATATTCACTATAATGTTCAGCCAAAAACTTTTCCAGTTTACCTTTTGTGATAGGTGTCTGGCGTTTATCTAAAACGAAACAGTCTGAAGATGACAGTATGTTAGGAATACCATCGCCTTTGTCGCCTTTGATGATTTTTTCTTTGAGATCAATTGCCGGATTTTCAGAAATAACAAATTTCTTCATTGCAGGATTATACTGCTTCACTTTGTATTTACCGTTTGCATTATATGCTTGAAGTTGAAGAAAATCACCATCACTGGAGATAATAAGAATATCTTCATGCATAATATGACGAGGTACAAGTGTGCCAATGATATCGTCGGCTTCGGCACCATCAACATCAATTACTTTATATGGAAAGTTTTCTTTGAGTTCTGCTTTTAGTTTAGATAGAATATCAAATATGAGGTGCCAATCGAGATCAGACTTTTCTCTGGCTTTTTTGCGCCCAGCCTTGTAGAAAGGAAAAATAGATTTACGCCAGTAGTTACGATTATCGCAACAAAGCACTATCTCGCCATATTCTTTAAACTTGTTGGTATGAGTTCTTAGAACATTTAATACTAGATGGCGAATAAGTCCTTCTTCAAGCTTGACATTTTTTTGTGATGCGAGTTGTGCCATAATGCCAGATAGCAGAACTTGATTTAGATCAATTAGTATCATGATAACACTCTATAGTCAGGAAACTACAGTCTACTCTATTTCCTTCAATTTGTCAAACATATTTTGGATGAAATCGCTGGAGGTAGTTGTTTTTTTAGCAACTAATCCATAGAAGTCACATTTTATAACTCTAGAAATATATTCCAAAGGTTCAATCAAAATAGCCTCAAACAGATCGGGATCTATAGGATATCCTTCATTGTCTTGTTTGAATAAAACAATGTGATACATGTTTCCCATATTACATGCGTCAACATCTTCACCTGGTGTTTTGTATTTTGCTGCTTCTACTTTCACCATATCTTCTTCTGGTCCAGGCATGAAAAAGACTGCATCAAAATGATCATCCTTCAGTTCTCTCAGAAATTCTAGCATTGTATGCCTTAATATGTGATTTTCTAACTCTTACCATTATCCATACATTGTAATAGTCATTACTTTCCATTACACCACGAACAAACTGCTCTTTTGCTTCTAAATATCCACATTCGCCTTTTGATTTACACAAATGTAATATCTGACGGGAGAAGTTTTCTTTCCCGTGTAGTATAACATCATTTTGTAGTTCTGCGTTAGAGCCATAGTAAGTTTGCCAATCACTAGCTACTTTCACTTTTTTCTTTTTACCTTTGACTTGTTTGGTTTTGGCAGAATAGAAAAATTTCTTGCCTATATATTTTCTTTTATTCGTAAGATTTATAATCTCGTAGACGAATCCGTAATTATCACCAATCAAGTCTTCCGTAAAATCTTCGTTATTATATTTCCAATTTAATTCCATTCTTCATCATCTTCAGAGTCCTCATCTTCTATATATTCTTCTTCAATTTCTTCGATGAGTTCTCCGCAGAATGGGCAATGCTCTGGATATTCTTGAGACACAAATTCCTCTGTATAGTTGATTTGATAGGATGATTCGCAGCTATGACATTCTGCTGTTATTGTTTTATCGTTCATTTGATTTCCTTAGTGTGCCCAAACATCACCCCAATCGCCAGCTAGAGCACCTTTTGCATAGTCTGTTGCTCTATTTTCAAAGAAGTTGGTGTGTGTTGGTGCGTTAATCATTTCTTCTACCCAAGGTAGAGGATTTCTTTTGACTTTATTGATACCTTTTAGACCAAGAGAAATTAATCTTCGGTCAGCAATATAACGAATGTACATTTTCACATCATTTGCAGATAAGCCTTCAATACCTCCAGTGTTAAATGCAAGGTCAATAAACTTATCTTCAAGTTCAACCATCGTTTCTGCAATTTTATAAATTTGAGACTTCAAGTGATCATTCCATATTTCTTTATTTTCTTCAATATAGGTACGGAACAATTTAATCATAGACTCGGCATGTTGTGTTTCATCTACAATTGACCATGTAACAATCTGACCCATACCTTTCATCTTACCTTGGCGTGGGAAGTTAAGTAGCATGATAAAGGAACTGAATAATTGCATCCCTTCGGTGAAAGCAGAGAATACTGCAATATTAGTAGCAGTAGTAACAGCATTGCTATTCTGTGAGCTAATATCAAGGATGTAATTATGTTTTTCACGCATAGCCTCATATTCTAAAAATTCATTGTATGTAGTTTCAGGCAAGCCTAGTGTTTCAATTAGATGTGAATATGCAGCAATATGTAATGCTTCTCTTGCAGCAAAGCCAGCTAACATCATTCTTACTTCAGGCTGAGGGAAATAAGGTAGGTAATTATTAACATAGCCACCTGCAACATCAATGTCACCCTGAGTAAAAAATCTGAATATATGAGTGAGAAAGTTTTTCTCAGAATCAGTAAGTTTCTTTTTCCAATCCTTGACATCCTCAAGCATCGGGACTTCAGTGTGTAACCAGTGTGATTGTTCATGCTTTAACCAAGCTTCGTATGCCCAAGGGTAATTAAAAGGTTTAAAGTAATTTCTATTTTCTGTTAGTTTTTGTTGTGGTGCTTTTTTGATCATTTATTTTTGTCCTCTATTCATACATTACTGTTTCTGTGTCGCCCAAGCTCCATTTTGGATTTTGTTCAACGACATATTTCTTTGTGCAAACTTTAAAGTCTGGAAACTTTAGTTGCTTTGGATTACTTGCTGCATCCAAGAATAAACAACGGTTGTTTGGTTGTGCAGCATACTGCCCATTGTCTAGTTCAATAAAATTATAACTTTTATGATCTTCAGGCCACTCAGCATAACTCGTATCTATAATGTTCAAATCGGGTGCAGAATGATCAACAGTGAAAAGATAATTACCAGAATAAAATTGTTTATCTTTTGCATAGAACTTTGCTGTAAGATTTCTCAGAAAAGCTTTTTGTATAACAGTAAAGTCATAACTAAAACAATCCCAGATTTGCAGTGTATCTAAAGGTAAAAAAGTCTGTGTTTCAAGATTTTCCTTGCGTGATACAAACGCATGGAGAGGTAGTTTGTCATAAAGTGCGCCATAGTTCGGTAAGTATGCCTCTATTCTAAATGCTTGACCACGAATGCTTTTCAATGTGATCCAAATGCAAGGTTCGTATTCACCATGTCCTTTCTCAAAGTCATAAAGAAATTCTTTACGAATATAGCAGTGAACTGGTGGTATGTTTGCTACTAAGTGAGCCATTTTTTATTTTTCCATTAATCTGTCAACAAATTTTTTCAACAAAATATGATGTCGTCCTTCGTGCCAGTGTTTATGTAGATATGGTTTATCATACCAATATTCTTCTGCTTCTAAATGTGGTCCAATCAACCCTATATTTCCTTGAATTATTGCTGCTGCGTCACCATTTTTATATCG